AGGTGGAGCAGGAGGAGGTGGTGGGGGTGGTGGTGGTGAGGGTTACACTGCACAAACATGGAATCCTGAACTAATCAAGTACAATGATCCCTTCACCTCTTATACTGGATTTCAGGAGTTCAGTAACACTGGTGGTTATTCACCTGCCGATATCAATAATATGCGCGCTCGTGGGGTTTCTCCCATTAGAGCCGCATATGGTAATGCTGAACGTGAAGTAGGTAGACAGCGTTCATTACAGGGTGGATATTCACCTAATGCTTTCGCCCTACAGGGTCGTATGGCTAGAGAGCAGGGTCAGCTAGGTGCGGATGCTGTACAGAATGTTGAAGCTGGAATTGCTGAGGCACGTAATAAGGGTCGTCTCAGTGGTCTAACTGGCATGACTGACATTGAGAAGCAGCGTCTTGCTGGTGATCTCAAGGTACAGGAATACAATGCCGATGCTAAGACAGCAGCTGCTCAAGCTAATGCAGCAGCAGCTAATGCAGCAGCATCACAGGGTGCATCATCACGAGATGCCGCTAGTAGAGCTAGTAGAAATGACCAGTTTGAGGCTCTTGCAGGTATGAGAGCACTGTATGGAACTACTCCTGCTATGGCTTCTAAGTTTGGAGATCAGGCTATTGAAATCGTTGGTCAGGGTGGCACGTTTGGTAACAACGTAATCAATAGTCAGGTTGCTGCTACTCAGGCTCCCGGTCAGTATGAGCAGACAATGGGCAGGCTTAATTCAGGTATTAAGACTGGCCAGGAGATAGCAAATATGACTGGTACAGTGATCAATGGTATCAACCAGTATAAGAAGCAGCAACCTATTGCTCCTACTAATGTTGGTACTACCACTGGTCCAAACTACGGTCAGACTGGAGCCACTGGTGGTGAATACGATCCATATGAGGCAGAACGTCGTGCGAGGAGGCAATAATGATTGACGTTGGCGCACTTCGTATGCGTTCTCTTACTGGTAGCTTCAATGATCTCAGTCCCAGTAGGAATAGAGATACATCAGATGTAGATAATAGGGGTAGCTTCAGACAGCCTGTTAAACAGAAGAAGACTACTTCTGTTTATGATCCCTATGATCCTAACCAACCAGATAGTCCTCCGGAAGAACAGGCACCTACTCCTGGTCTAGCCAGAATAGCAGACCTATCAGTGGACCCTAATAAACGGCCAACTGTTGATGATGACATTAATGCAACTAAAAGGTATATTGATGTAGTTCAGGGTAGTTACAAACCTGAAGTCCGGTCCAGAGATAGGAATGATAATCTACTGGATAACTTCCCTACACGCGGACAGCCCACTAAGATGGATAGGGCTGCTGCTATTCTCTTGTCTCTTGGTAAGCCTGACCCTGCTGAGACTACAGAGAAGGTACTTCAGCAGGACTACTATCGTAACCTAGCTGATTGGAAGACGAAATCTGACCCTTACTACAAAGCTGCACAATTGGAGAATACTTCCAACACTAATGAACGTCAGGTGTTGGGTAATGCACTTACTGGATTCAACTATAATCGGCGTACTCAGGCAACTGAAAGAGTTGGAGATCAGAGGTATGATCTTGGAGTAGAAGCTAATAGAATTAGGAAATTCATAGCAGAAAATCCTAAGTATAAGTATGATTTTAGTGGTCCTAGAATTATTGCTACTAATGAAAATGATCCAGATGATTTCCACGTTCTTGGAGAAACAGGTAAGCTAACTGAACGTGAGAAACTTATACTTCAGGGTCAGAATGCAGAGAGAGTAGCGCGTGTCCGAGCGACTGCAACTACTGATTCTGCTAGGATTCGAGCTAATGCAGCTCTAGCACGTGGTGGTAGTGGTTCAGCTTCACGAGCCACACCTAAACTAATGCAGGATGATGCTGGTCATCTCTATAAGTTTGATGGCAATGAACTTATTCCAATGGAAGACGATAGTCCTGATGAGCCAGAAGGTAACCTCTACACTATCACTGGTAAACCACGTGCGGTTGTAGATAAGCCTATGTCTCCAGCAGGGGAGAAGACTGATTATCAGAATGATATGCGTCGTCTCTATGACACAGTATCTGAGGAAGATAGAAAGTTTATTCTCAAGAGTAACAATGGTACGTACTATTTTGCAGATAGACCTAAGCCTAATCTGTTTAATGACAATGCTGCTGCCATTGCACGATATGATGCACTGAAAAAGAGAATTTATCCCGACTATGATCCGTCTCACTTTGGAGCTGGTGCTACTCCAAATAATCCACCTCCTACTCCTACTGCTCCAACTCCAACTCCAACTCCACCTGTAGGACCTGTTAGACCTACTCCTACTCCACAGGGTGACGCGGGCTTGAGAGAGCGTGCGCGTCAATTCCTAGCTAGTAAGATTAATCCTAGAACTGGAAGACCTTATCCAGCTACAGAAGCCAACATTCAGCACGCTATTGCTAAGCGGTGGGTGCAGTGATATGGCAAACAGAACATATAATGCACTCTCGCCCCGTAATGCATATCAGCTGATTCAGTCTCAGCCTCCCATACAGGAAGAAGATCCGTATCTGAGGCAACCGAATCTGGATGAACTGCCTGATCAGGATGAGCCACAACAGCAGGCAGCTGAACCAGACCTGAGTGATCTACCAGATCAAGAAGATTATGGAGACATGCCCACATCTGGGTATAATCCTAATTACAGTGATCTGCCGTGGCTAAATCCAAAGAATACAGATCCATTCAAGCCTAAATCATATGATGCACTAGGTACTAATCTAGGTAATGAGGTACCTGAAACTCCTAGTCTCAGCGGGAGTATGTATGGGGATTCCTCATTTAACTATCAAAATAAACCTAGTAGTTTTGAGGATATCCATTCAACTAACCCTGATGACTATGAACAGTCTGATGCGGGGTTCAGTCTCAAGACATTAAAGGACCAGTTTACATGGCCTAATGCTGCCAGAATGGGCATATCCACTGCCGGAGATATTGCCGGTGCAGCTACGGGTGGACTTCTATACTATCCCATATCAGCTGCTGCTGGTGGACTTGGTGAGTTTACTGGTCAGGTAATGGAGGGCAAGAGTCCTTGGGATGTTAACTATGCAGCAGTAGGAACAGAAGCTCTCCTTAATCCTCTAACTATTGGTCCTAGTATCCCCAAGGCAGGACAAGGACTCAGGGGTGCAATTAAGTTCATCGGTGGTGCAGCTGAGGCCGGTGGTAAGAATGCACTAGTTGGAATTAACCCACGTAAATGGGCCAATGAGGGATTCTTTGATAACCAGGGTAAGTTTAACTACGCTGGACTAGATGAAACTGCTGGTCAGGTAGGCGTAGGTACGCTGATGGGCGGAGCTACGGGCGCGTTGATGCATGGTGCTACTAGTGCATATCGTGCAGGTAGGGCAGGTCCTACTCCATTTGATGTAAATAATATGAAGGGTAAGTATACTGTTGATGAGACAGTTACCCCCAAGTGGCCTGATTTTGATCCTAATGCTGAGACTGTAACTCGTGAGACTCCACAGCTAAAGGCTGGTCCAGAACCAGTAGTTACACTCCAGCATCCTGATATGGCGTCCATTCAAGCATGGCGTGATCAGGGCTATGTAGCTGTAGATCGTAGTCCTGAGGGTTACTTCAGGATGGCGCGTGCTGATGTTGCAGATCAGTATATTGCTCCTATTCCTGATACTCCACCTACTGCTAATGAAGCTAGTTTCCAGTATACTGATCCTAACTTTAATCCGGGTGGAGCAGGTGATGCGGAGATGGCTGGTTCTAGTCCTTATGGGAAGGCACCAGACATTGAAGGACAGGTACTACAGGGAGAGATTCTTCCACCTGAAGTAACTCCTGAGGCTCCTCCTGCAGTTGAACCTGTTCCTCCAGTTCAGCGAGTAGGGAATCAGACTGAAATAGATAGAAATGAGGATTGGACTAGATCACAGCGTAATCTATCTGTCTATGAGGGTAAAACTGATCCTGTAATCAAAGCATCGTATGACAAGATGCAAGAGGTGAGGAATGCTTATGCTGAATGGATTAGTCAACAGGAAGAACTACTTGGTCCGGGTGAAATCTTCACGCCTCCACCTGAAGTAAGAGAAGCCTATCTTGCTCAGATGGAGCAGATGGAAGATGCGCATCAGGCTGTAATCAATAGTAGAGGTGGATTTGAACAGGGTAGACCTCCTGATATTGAAGGAGAAGCATTACCCAATCCATTTGGACTTCCGGTGTCTAGTGTAGGGGTAAATGTACCTACTCAGGCTCCAGTAACTCCAACTGTTCAGCTACCTCCAGGATTCACTCCGCCGCCTCCACAAGATCCTTTCATTCAGGATCTAAAGGCGCGTATGAAGTATCTGGATGGACGTAAAGTTCCAGATGAGAAGTATAAGCCTCTTGCACTGAAGATCTCTGCCGAACCACTGAAGAAGCGCGAGACGTGGCGTAGTAGGTTGGCTAAGGGTATTAGAGAAGCTGAAAAAGGACCGGGTAAGATTGAGAAGGGTGGACCGGGCTCAGCTGATGTAAGTAACACATATACTCAGCTTGAACGTATGCTAGGTCGTCCTCCAACTACGGAGGAAATAGATGCAGCTGCGGCTAGACAGGCTGGTGTAGGAGATCAGACTGGACAGGTAGCTCAATTCCCTGAATCTCTGGGTCAGATGGCTCATAGACTGGTTCAGGAAGAAGCAGCTAATCCTGCTCCCTACTTTGCTCTTGATAGTACTCATGAATTTGCAGAGAGAGTAGGTAAGATACAGTCTATTCCAGAACTGGATAGATTAAGAGAGGAATTGAGGGCTGGTATAGAGGCTGCTAGACAGTCTGATATGCCTCCTGCAGCTAGAGTTGCATACTATGATTTGATGGGCATTCTTGACCGGAGGAGAGTTGTACTATCTCCTACTGGTCAATTGGATAGGACTCTATCTGATCTCAAGAAGACTCAGGATTGGACCAACCATATGGCAAGGGCTGGTAACATTCCAGTCCGTGTCCCTGGTCGTGAAGGTAACGTAGAGTGGCCGCCTAAGAGTGGTACTGTACAGCAGCCCACCTATCAGCCTACTGAGGTATACGAACAGCCCGGTCTACCATTTGGACCTGTAGCAGCTAATCCTAACCCACCACCAATGGGTATTGGAGACATGCGTGCGCAGCAGGGCGTACAGAACATCACACCACCTGATCCTAACCAGGTTCCACTGCCACTAACTACTGATTATAACCATCCTAAAGAGGGTGGTCCAGGTAGTGCTGATATTAATAAGGCATTCTTGGAGTTTATTCAGAGAGAAGGACGTGATCCTACTGATGATGAATTGGTGAATCTCACGTGGGGTGCTGAGCAGTCTCTCAATATGGCTCCACCTACACCTACTACATCTACTGGAATGATGGCAGGTCCGCAGATTGATCTGTCTAGCTATGGTCCTAAGGGACAAGAGTACATCCAGTGGTTGAAGGATACAGGAAGTCTCTGGAATCCCAATGAAATGGATGTGGCTCAGAAGATTGAATTTGATGGATTTGTAAGGTCACTAGATTGGGAAGAAGATCCTAATCAGATGCCTGCTGTACGTCCACAGGATGTAGATAATGCAGTACGTGACACTACATTGTCTGACGCGCGTGTGATGGGTAATGGGGGATTGCCTCTAAATCCTACTGAGGAAAGAAATGTAGGTAGAACTGAACCTCTCCCACCAGAGGTACCTATTCCTCCGATTGCTAGGATAACTGCTAAAGTAACTGATATCAGTGCATTATCAGGTCTTGATAACATTCCTATCACTGATGAAACTAAGGTTGTTATCCGAGCAACAATGGATAGGATCAATGAGACTAAAACTGTCGCTGAAACTAATGCGATGATGGATGATCTTGATAGACAAACAGAGATAGCAATTGATGAAGGAGACAGAGATTCAGCAGAGATATATAGTGAACTAGCTCACTATGCAGCTCAGCGTGTAGTGAATATGTCTAGAGAGTCTATTGCTAGTCTGAATCTTGATCCGGATGTAGCAAGTCAAATAGACAATGATCAAGCAGTGATCTTCAGAGCATCTATGGACAAGGTAGATGCTGCTGATACTGTAGCAAAGGCTCAAGAAAACTATACTGACTTGCTTAGAATGGGAAATGGTCTTACTCAGACTCATCCCAGACTGGCTCATATAGCTAACAAACTAGCTAACTATGCTGGCTATAAACTGACTCAGCTAGAGAAGGAAGCTGCTGAAGTAGGTCCTGAAACACCTATTGAATCAGCTGATATGCCTATTCCTGTTGAACCTACATTCCGTAGGTCTATCGCTAAGCCAGGTGAGCAGCAGGACTTGCCTGAGATGGGACTTCAGGAGAAGAAGCCCTATGATGTAGCTAAGGGTATCGAGGAATGGGAAGATGCTCAGGAGACTCCAGGATTCCACAAGATACCAAGTAAAAAATTAGTAGATCCCGATACTGGGATGACCGAACGAGATCTGGTAGACCAGAGAAATATCATTAGGAATGCGCAGATGGATGCCGCGCATGGCATCACAGAGGGAGACTTTACTCCTGAATTCTTGGAGAAAGCTCCTCACTATAAAGACCAGTTCAAGCGAATTGTTGGATGGAATGCTGGAGCAGTTGACGTTGAACTAAAGGATGGCAGAGTCCTTATCACTGACCGTGGTAATGTAACTTCTCCTATCCCCAATAAAAAGAGTTGGACTAGCCATCCTGTAATGAATCCTGAGAGGTTCGATAAGAATGGTAAGTTTATTGGTAGTGCTAAACCTGAGCCTGACCTTGGTTCATTACCAGATCAGGAACCACTACCTCTCTCAACTGATCTGGAACATCCACCAGAACTAGAAGGTAAGAACTATGGACCGGGTGCTGCTATGCCTGGTGACATTAGTGGAAAGACTAATGATGAGATATGGATGGAGATGTTGGAGGAATTGGGACGGCCTCCAACTCAGGAGGAATATCTTGCATTCTTGAGGAATGGACCTACACGCACGCCACCTCGTAATCTAGCTGAGAGGGCTGCTAGAAGGAAAGAAGTAGTTCAGAAACTTGACTTTACTTTTGAAGAAGCTAAGGGGTATGGAGCTACTGATTTCATTCTACCCAATGGCAAACTACTAGCTCATGGTGATATCACACATAACCGTGGAGCTATGAGAGCAGGTACGTCACTAAATGAGGTATTGAATTCAGGTGTAGTTCGCTTCGCTAGTAATTCAGCGGAGACTAATGGACCTATTACTGGTGCTCAGGCTGCACACATAGCTCAGGCAGGAGCAGATCATCGTCATGAGCGCGCGTATGTAGATATCAATCTCCCCGGTGGAGATATTGTATCTCGTACATTCGTTGACAGAACTCTCAAAGGCTCAGCTATTCAGCAGTGGGTTAACTCACACTTCCCCAATGAGGGAATGAAGTCTGGTGAGCAGCAGATTCTACCGGGTGTACCACAGGGACACATTCCACCTGCTGATGTACTTCGTTCAGATGTTGAAATATTTAAAGGAGCTGGACAACTACAGCTTCCATATGATCATCCTACTATTGCAAAATTCCGTGAAGGATTGAAGGAAACTAATAGTCCTTGGGATGCACACTTTGTACTTCCTGATGGAGTTGCATTAACTGGTGGTTCATTGAAGACACATCCAGAAATTGCAGCTAAACTAGGATTCAATCATCAGGAAGTCCTTAAGGATGGACTGATGCGTGTTAGATATACTAGTGCTGAAATATCTTCACCAATATCAATAGCACAAGCTAGATACTTGATAGATGCACGAAAAACAATGAAGAATAATCATATTAATGTAGATGTAAATCTTCCAGAACATGAAGTAGTAGGTAAGAGTTTTGATGCTAGAGCTAAGGCATCCACTATCTATAACTGGGTTAAACAGCAGTTCAAGGATTTAGCAAAGGATGAGACTGGAGCTATGCCTGTTCCACAATGGGCACAGAACGCAGCTAACAAGGCTAAGAATAAGACTAGACAGTGGGGATGGGGACAGGGCAGAGTTAATGCCAATGCTCCACCACCAGGTCAGCCACAGCCTTATAGTAAGGTACATGAGGCTATGCAGGTACCTAAGAATGCAATGACTGCGGGTGATGCTTCCTTCCTAATGAGGCAAGGAGCAGGTGCAATACTATATAAGCCTTACTGGAAGGCTTTAAGTGAAATACCACAGTCAATGACTACAGCGGGTGCTGCTGCAATCCATGCGCGGAATGAGCAGAATCCTATCTATCAGCGTCCACTAAGTTCAACTAGAACTCGTCAGCATCCTAATGGTGTACCTCTGCCATCTATTGCTGAGAAGATGGGCGTAGAACTGTATGATGATAACTCTGCTCCAGTAGGTAATCGTGCTCAGGCAGTAGCTAGTAAGTGGCTTGAGGAAGGTATTGGACAGGGTAGGGGATCTAAACTGTGGAGTAAGACTGCTGGAAAGTTCTATCGTATCTCCAATAGAATGCACCGTACCTTCCTGAATACGGTGAAGACCGGACTAGCTCAGGACATGACTGACTATGCTGCAACTCTGGCAGATTCAGCTGCTAGACAGGCTAGTCAGAGTCCAACTGGTACTGCTAAGGTTAGACCAGGACTAATGAATAGAACAATGACTGCTCAGGAAGCTGCGGAACTACATCCGTGGTTGAATGATCAGCTAGCTAGGGAGATAGGAGACTGGGTTAATACTGCCACAGGATCGGCACCACTCAAGGCTCACATTCTTCCATTCGATCATAAGTATGCGCAGTTGGATCTAGAGGATTCAGCTGCTCTATTGAATAGGACTATGTTCGCATCAGGTCTAGCATTCAGCCGCCTGCGTATGACTAGTCCTGCCACGTATGTCATGGCTACCCCAATGGTACGCAAGCAGTATATGCGTAGCCTACTGGGTCATGCAGCCGCGTGGACTACGATGATAACTGCCACTAAGCTAGCTGCTGATGCACTTGGTATTGACAATGAAATTAACTTTAATCCTACTAGTGCAGATTTTGGTAAGATTCGATTTGGTAAAGTACGTCTTGACCCTGGACAGGGTATGCTACAGTTCCTTGTGTTATACGGTAGACATCTTGCAGGTGGGCATACCACTGCTAGTAGTGATGAGTTCAAGAAGTTTGGTGAGGAGTACAGAGGTGAAACACACGGATCTAACCTCCTACGATTCGGCTCAAACAAACTTGAACCTATCACGAAGTTTGCGTATGACTTCGCCTTTGCGGATAAGAACAACCCATTCCACGTAGGAGATCGTATAATCCAGTTAGCTGTTGCACTGTACATTCAAGATTTGTGGGAGTTGTCTAAGGAAGATCCTAAGTTGTTTGCACCGCTGGCTGGTGGGGCATTCATAGGAGGCGGTACTCAGATCTACGATAGGAATGAATCCAAGGCTAAGTTTATCCCTGAGGAGTATGACTATGTGTACAGGGGTGACAAGGGAATTCGTAATCTAATGCCTTGGAACTGGGGTGAACAGTCTGACGAGTATCAGGGTCCACCGAACTACAAGATCAAGTAGGCTTAGCTACATGTCTGCGGTGTGGTCCGTACTTGCAACACGGACAGTAGTTACAGGAGTAGACTACCTTAGCACCGCAGACATGACACTTCCACGGAGTCTGTTCAAAGAACCATTTGACCCACGCGCAATGCTTCTCACTACTCGCTGTTGGTATGTCCTCAGCGACAGCGGGCAAAAGATAGTCATTGTGCGTGGGTCTCGGTATCAGCACTACTTGCCCTTCCCTGCGTAGAGTTTCCTATACTCCGCTACAATCAACTCAGGCATACGGAAGATAATCTGATTACCGATTGTCTCCGTCTTAATCATTCCCGCCTGATCAAATGACAGCATGATCTCATCCAGTTCATGTGCCTCCTTATAGTGTGACCACATTCGTTTCAGCAGCATGGTTCTACTGATCTGATGCGTGTCCCTTCCAAGTAGTTCGGCAATTATCAGACTCTTGATGTTCTTAGCGTCTGATAGTCCCTTCTTACCGTGAGTCATCTCACGTACATTGCCGACTAGCTTCTGACAATAGGTGATAGCTGATTGCATGGATTCAGGGTCTATGTACAACTCAGGACTCCGACTCAGAGCCAGTAACATGGCTACCTTGAGTACCGAGTCACCAAATCTGTTTAACGTACCTGTCTCATCCTTCAAGTCATCTGTCAACACCTCATTAATGAAGTCCTCATACCACTGCTGGTAGATTACACCTGCCTCAGTGAAGTAGTGGACTACACCAGTTACAGGTTCCTTGCGTGCATACCTGAATCCATTGTCATCTTGTTCACTCTTAGCTAGAGGTGCGAATGGTCCACTTAGCTTAGCAAGTTCCTTAAGGTACTCGATGTGATCAGGGTACTTGGGAGGATTAGTAAGTGGGACCAGAAGGGAGTTAGCTCTATGCCTCCTATTCTCTGATATAACGAAAGTGCGTGCGAAGTAACCACCGTGTATATCCTTCTTACCAAAGAAATCACTCGAATGTGCCTCATTAGTTGCAGTTAACATGGTGATGGTAGGATCTTTCAGGTTGAAAGACTCCATCTTTAGTAGACTACGCCACTCTCCAATATTGTACTGTCTGTCGTACAAATCTGTAAGAATGTCAGTAGCTACCTTATCCTCTACAATGGAACTAGTTAACTCACTACTACAGATAAAAGCACAGGATTTATTGATTACCTTACCACCTGGCTGAGTCTGTGCAGTTCCTAGTTCCTTCAGGATACCCTGAATACTACTCCGCCCCGAGATGATGCGCGTCCCCCCTGCTCCACGCACTAGCTGTTTAGCCATACTGATAGGCGGACCTTTCTTCAGTCCACTCTCAGCATGGAACATCACATAGATGTTAGGATAGAGGTTGTATATCTGGCGATCTAACCAGACATTATCCTTAACAACAGCAGAGATTGCCGCTATGCCGCCCCACAACCAGAAGTTCGTAGGGCTTTCTAACTCGCTGTGTTGATGCAACAGTTTGTCCAGCCATGTCATTCTGTGCCTCTAGAACGGGATATCTTCGTCCACTAGTTTACTACGTACTTCATCACGTTTCCGGAATATTTCATCCCTCACCATTTCATCATTCACAGTGAACTGCTCAGTTATAGTCAGCGGTCGTATCCTAACAGGCTCAGGAACTTCCATCTTAATCGTTTCCTTAAACTTGTATTTCGATAAGTCTTGGTAGTTCTCCCCAATCTCCACATCACATGGAATCTTAAGGAATCTACGAGGGAGACTACACGCACTAAAGTTGAGCGCACGCTCCATCTCCTTCTTAGCTAGTGGTACGAAGTCATCTAGATATTCTCGTCTAAGAGCGAACAGAAGTGCATCGTGCGCCTCCAAAATAATTCGCGCATAGGGGCGCTGTTTTTTAATTCTGATACCAGCTGCCTTGGTATTGTCAGTAACAGCTCGCTGGGGGATGTAGGAGAAAGCCTCACGGAACAGATCATCTCCCCACCGTTCGTAGAATATTCGAATACCACCTCTTTCGGCATCTATCCCCCAAGGTAAAGGTGCAACTAGTTGACGTGTTTCCTTAAGAGCTTCAATGATTCCCGCGTGGAAGACTTGCTGAATCTTGGGCTGCTTAGCGTGGAAGATCCTGAGTGCTCTATCGGCTTGTCCTTCATCAATTGTAATCGGGATCTTAAATTTTCTTGCTTGCGTGTTAAGTTCAACAGATGCTCGTCGCTTTCCAGCTCCAAGATGGCCCGCATGACGTAGAGTCTTCCCTGCAAATCGTATGGGAGACTCGTACCCCAGAACCTTCTTAGAATAGTCTTCTTCAGTACCGCCAAAGAACCACGAAGCCGTAAGAGCATGGTAGTCATGTTCATCTATATCCCTCAATGCTTGATCATCTAGTGCTAGGTTGAATACTACTCTCGCCTCAGCTTGAGAACTATCCAGTTGCACAAGTATTTCCTCTGGGCCAGGTCCATACATACTTCTCACATCCGCTCCAATATCACCATGCTTAGTCATGGTTTGGAACGCTGTGCCCATAGGCTTCATGTCTGCTTTTTTGCCCTTACCTACTGTATCTATCAGCGGGCGTGTAGGTGGGTCTTGCTGACCTGTACTAGTCCTACCAGTCTCTAGACACATGTACGTGGTAGTCTTCATCCGCCCATCATAGTCAGGTATGGCGAGCAGGTACGTAGAGACAGTCTTACGAACTCTGCGTCTCTCTAGACACTTCTCAATCCATGTCCTATGGTCTGGATTCTTTACTCCACTCTTGAGATTCAGTAGAGCAGTAAGCTCCTCCTCACCAACTCCATTACGGCGAGGTAAATGCCATATATCGAACAGCAACGAATGAACAGCAGGAGGAGAGTTCGGATTGATATCGACTCCTGCAATCTCATGCATCTCAAAGCCAAGTCTCTCATCCCATTGGACATATTTCGTTATCAACTCCTTTCTCTTGTCCTCGTCTACGTAGAATCCGTTCTGTTCGATTTCAGCATAGAAGTCAGGGAGAGTCATGATAAAGTTCTCATAGAACTTCCTCACTCCCAACTCATCTAAGTCCGCATCCATCGCCTCATCTATTTCGAGTGTAACACACGCATCTCGTGCGCACCCAAGAAGGAGATCTCTATAGGACCCTTCATACATACCATCATCTTTGTAGAAGGGCTCTCTGGTGTAGATAGATGTAAGAAACGCGAGTCCCTTAGGCAACTCAGGATTAATTGCGAATGCCTTGAGCATCGTATCACTGTGGATGCGTCGTATTGTAAATCCAAGTCGTCTGATCTTGTCACGATCATAATTGAAATTCTGTCCGACAATGTCTTTCTCCATCAGAACCTTAGCTACCATAGTCCACATGGATGCTAGGTCGGAAGTTGGTATGTGACTAATACCATCTTTGTTCCACAGAGGAACAGTAATACCATGGTTCTTGTTGAAAGCCAGTCCAAGACATATAGGAAGACAGTGCCCACCAGCCTCGATATCAACCGATAGTCTGTTGCAATGCTTATATCGCTCAAGGAACTCATATAGCTCCCCACTGTGCTGGGCGATATGTAAAAGTCTACTCGGCAGTTGCAGGTCTCTAGTTTGAGATTCTTCATATGCGCGCTTGAAGTCGAAGATCATTATTTGGCGATTCCAGTAGCCTTTAATCTCACTCCCGGAAGCACTATGTAGTAGGTGCGCGGGGTGATAAGTAGGTACGAACTTAGTACCCATTCCCCAGCTAATGGAACCACGATGCTTACTAATTTTATCCTTACCTGATAAAGCCCAAAGCGCCGTGCCACCAAGGGCCAGAATACAATTGGGCTTAATATCATTAATTTCAATTCGTAACTCCGCTAGTTGCTGTTCCATGTCAATACCCGCATTCCGCGCGCGTATGTGAAATGGTAGCTTCTTTCTGACTAGATTAGGTGGAACCTCATACTTACATACATTGGTAATCCAGCACTCACTACGCTGAATACCTGCGTCTTTCAGTAGTCTGTCTAGCTCTCTACCAGACGCACCAATGAACGGCTGACCCTTAGCCGTTTCTTCATAAGATGGGGCCTCACCTAGTATGAGTAGCTTAGGACCAATTGGACCCATACCAGGTACATACTTCTTATCTGCCATCTCTCGGTCCATTCTCCGGAGTAGTCTTACTCTTTCTTACCAGCTTTCTTCTAATCTCCTGAACAGTCCTAATCCATGCAGCTTCTTCCGCGTGTCTATCCTTTAGTTGAGTGAGATATGCATCCAGCTCCTTGACACTCCACTCTTTAATGAGGTCAGTCGCTATCTCTTTGTGGAAGTTCATTCTTTCTCCTTACCAGGGATAATCGTAATCATTCATTTTCCTAAGTTGACCCTTCATACGTTCAAATCGTATAAGCTCACGATTAACATTATGCTTACACTCGATGACGTATGTATCAGGATTCTTGATCTTTTCCAGTACTTTGAGTAAGAGTTGAAATTCTTTCTTGGTCATGAGGCACCTCAAATAGTTTGGCACATACTAGACAGAACCACTTAGTACTTGGTGTCAGCTGTTCCAACATCGACTTGTCCTGATTCAGGCAGTTCGGACACATCAGCGGTGTCTTCGTCATGATTAGTCACCGGCTTAGGAATGACACGCACATGCACAGCCCTATATCCCTTACCGGGAATCTGGAGTGGTGTGAACTCCACATGCATACCTGGCTTTAGTTCTGGAAACGTAACAGTATCCTGACGTAGTGCAGTCCAGTGAAAGAAAATGCGTGTAAATTCAATCTGTCGTGAACTAATGAACCCCCATCCCTGCTTACTCACCTTGATTAGACGACCCACTACTTTAGTTTCAGTCTCCATTGCATCCCCTATAACTAGTTAACTACACATACAAAAACGGGGATGCACCCGTTTCATCCACCTTATGCGGAAGTATTGTGCGCATCCCCTATCATCGGGCTTATCTAGGCCCAAGTGTGCTAGATGGGAGCTAGCACTGTGTTGAGGCTAGTTCTCGTCCGATGAATCCTCGTCGTCCTCAACTTCTTCAACATCCTCGTCCTGATCTTCGAGAATGTCGTCGTCTTCTTCTTCCTCGTCTTCCACATCATCATCCTCAAGCTCAGGAATGACTGATGGGTCCGTGTCCTCTACCATGAGGTATGGCGGTACATCTTCAAACTCGTCGTAAGTATTCATACACTCTCCAGTTGATGGGCTGAGTTAGCCAGATAAGTGAGGGTTCCGTCATTTTACGTGCTCCCCGCAACCCACAAGCATCCACACAACCTGCCATACAAGACAGGGAACTACAAACTAGCCACGCAGAGCGCGATACTTGTGGTTCACGCGGTTGAGCATACGCCCATTCCACGTATCGTTCTCTACGAACACCTCGACCTGCTTACCAATAGCATTGGACAGCTCGAAGCGCGCACCAGACTTGACATCCACACCAAGTGCGGCAAGGAAACCAGCAGCGAAACTGATAGCCTTGTTGTTGAACATCCAGTCCAGAGGAACACCCGCGAACTCCTCAGAACCATTGTCAGCATTCTTGACAATGACTCCCTCGACGGGGTAATTCGTGGAGTCACCAGCCTTGGACGGTGCTTCGCCCACGTTGTTGATGGTGACTACGTACCATGCCGGCTCCACAATCTTACCGCGGAGAAGATCCTTCTCACTGAAACTGATGATAGGCACAACTAGCTCCTAGAATTTCTGTACTACGTTGTTGGTTGAGTTGAGTTTGGTGATGGCTGGTCGGATATAGGTGTCGTAGATTGGTTTATCTCCAAACACGATTTCCTTATCCAGTTCGAGTGCAGTTCTTGCGAAGTCATCACCCGTGTGAGTGGTCAGTAGTGAGTAGTCACCTCCTTGTCCTTCAATGAATCCCTGCTTGATATTGAAGTGATAGACTTCACCACAATATGCGGGGATCTTAGCCGCCACGTTCTTGCCAGCCGTCACAATCTGACGACTAACATGCGTGGTCTTCTTAGTAGTGTCGCGGTACTCTGCCTTCACTACATGCGCAATGAGGACTACATTCACCTTATGGAAATTGTGAATGTCCTTCGTCAGTGCAATGAGTTCCTGAAGTGCGCTAGACTCAGCGTTGTAATCCTCAATCTCGTTGACTGCAATACCTGCAACCAACTTACCAGCACTAGCTCCAGACCCCTTCGTCTTACCATACTTGATGCGCATAGTCTGACGCAGAGTCATATCCGCCATGCTAGTCAATGAATCAATGACGATGGTCTTATAGGGGCAGTTAACTTGCAGTTTCTCCAACTGCTTCTTGCCCGCTTCCCAGTCATCATAGTCATCATACGAGATAGTCTTAGGGTCAATGCCCCACTTCTTCATGGGAAGGATGATACCATCCATCTTCCTATCCCATGAGAACCAATACTGTGGTCCAGGAAATGAGAGAGCCTGCGTAGACTTACGCAACCCCGGCTCACCCTTGAACATACAATACAGGTGGTCTACCTGTCTCTCGCCCATGTTAGGCATTAGTGTATTTCTTCCTTCTTCTCAGGCTCGTCGAATGGAAGACTCAGCTGCTTTGGCTCACCATCATCTGCGATATCCTTCGCTTCACAGATAACAAAACCAACAGGCTCACCATCAACAGCATCAACGATAGGAACGAGTTCCATCTCCTTATACTCGTCACCCTCTACGTCGATATATACTTCCTTGTCCAAGTCACCTACAGTGAGGTCATGCAGTTGCGCGAGTAGGACTCTGACTCTCATCCGTCTTCTCCCTTATTACGTGGGTCCCAAATTGGAGCCTGAACGTAATTCAGTTGCAATACTTCTTCCCGCATAGCAGGGTCAGCCTCACATACCTGCTTATACGCGCATGGACCGTACATCGTATCGCAGTGCGTGTAATCAGGCGGCCAGTACCCAGACTCACTGTACTGAACATACTTGTAAGCGTAGTATGGCAAGATTTCCTGTTGCCATTCCAACAGCCTAGCTGCACTGAAGCTCACTACTTCCCGCGTCAGTCTCTCATCAATCTTGAGTGTGGTCTGTAGACCAATCTTATTGACGATGACTCGACGTGCCTTCAGCAACAGAGCCTGTCCCAAGAACTGATTGGACAGTGTAGACTTATCTCGTCTCTGCTTGAACGTCTTGTGGTCCATTGACACGACACCAATCTCATTCGTATCAATGATGAGGTCGAACTTCGCCTTCCACAATACGCGAATCTCATCGTCCTCATACATCACCTCACCCTTTACATGCTCACATGAGAGAGGGACGAATGCGTCATTCTTGTAGAAGTCGAAATACTTCTCACACGTATCGAGCGCGAATCTCCAGCCTACCTCGTACTTGACACTCTGTTCAGGAGTGTTAGTTACGCCAGGATACTCGTCGATATCATGTCCGCACGCAGGCTCAGGTTGTGTCTCAGACGCAATGAAACCTGCACACTTGGGACAGCCGAGCACAAACATCTGACCAGCAGTGAGTCCAGCACCAATAGACTCAACACGTCCAAATCCCTTAATCTGGTGCGCGTAGAATGTCTCCAACACCTTGTGGATGAGACTTCCTACTTCCAGACTATTAGATCTGCCCTTCTGACTTACTAGACGATGATTGAAGCGAATGTCATGATAGCGGCCACAACTCATCAGACTACTGAGTAGTGTAGCGTCCATGATGACATTCTTCTTCGGTACTAGAATGTCCGTCACTTCACTCTCCGAATCTTCGGCTTCGACTCATATGCGTACAAGTCGATATTGAAGGTGAACGCGAGCGCATTACGAATCACCATTGAACGAGTGATATCGTAACGTGCGCACTCCTTCTCAATAGCTAGTTCAATCTGTCTGTCTGCCCCCATGCTATAGGGACGACGACCACCTTCCTGTCTAGGCATTCTCTGCATTAGTTCTTCTCCAGTGTGTCCATCACTTCATCTACCTGCTGCTGAGTGGGATAGGTGATACCCTTACCATACGTCCACTCAAAGCAAGTGCAGTCCATCTCATCAGTGATAATGACTCGCGTCACGATACCCATTCGTGTCGCCACATTATCAGTGTAGTGCTTCACAGCCTGTACAGCTTCGAGTGCGGGTACATTCTTCCGAACATACTCAGACGTACCATCCTCGAAGAACTGTACTACATTAAACAGGTCCATTACTTAGTCTCCTCAGCCATTGGCTTCAACATGCCACGCGCAATCAATGCCTCTTTCAAGAGCATCTTCACAACTTCCTCTTGAGTCTTGTGAGTCTCGCCCATGATGTAGCGGACGAGAATCCAGATGACTTCCTCAGTAGTTACGCTCATTTGTTCTCCTTTATTAGCTCACGTCCAACCTCATTCATCTCGTGAGTCATGCACCACACGTTGAGTCTTCCCTCAATGATGACAGGAGGATAGTTACCCACATTCAACCTCTTGTGGCATACACAACACGGAGCATAGAAGTAGCCCGGATTCTCTCCGTTCTCCTTGACCCCGCGTGTCACATTGTGCTCGTCGTATTTCATTTCAGTCTCCAATAGGTCCGCATGGTTCCTCTAATATACCCGCCAGTACACTAGAGGAACCAAACTGAACTACTGTCCCAGCTTTGCCAGTGCTTCCCGCGCCATCTTGCCCAACTCCTCACGGTCTTCAGCAGTGAGAGCCTTCATCTCAGCCATCTCCACCTTACGTCCACCAAGCTCAAAATACTTCTTGATGAGAGTCACGTTGCTAACAATCACTTCAGCCATTTCAAACTCCCTGTTAGCGTCTACTTCGTAGTAGTCATCCCAATCCCAGTTCGCGTCGTACACCATCATTCACCTTCTACTTGATGCTCCAGTTCACGAATCATCTTGTGTAGAATACCCTCGATGCGCGTCTTGACATCACGCGGACATGGAATCTCAGTCGCAGTGCATGTCATACGAAACGTCTCGAATACAGTACAGAGGGTGAGGATTTCCTCTACGTCAAGGACGATGAGAATGGGGTGCATCTTATCAGTTAGTGCCATTTCACTCTCCAGAAAAAGCGCACAGTCAGGTCGAGCAGCAGAGGCGAGGAAAGAGGAGGTGAGCTATATTAGCCTCACCTCACTTCTACTACTTCTCCAGTATCTCTACAACCTTCTCGTACGTTACATCCTGCGTGAACTCTGGGATACCGAACTCACCGATGTAGTCAGTGATAATGTCCTGAACTGAATTCGCAAACTGGTCAACGAACTCCGAGGACACGTCTCCCTTGTCAATACACACGCGGAACTCAATGTAGCTCTTGGTCTTCATCAGTCTACTACTCCTCTGTAGTTTAACTTCACGGACTCCCTGTAGGAATCCTCAGTTTGGATGGCCCTACAGCCTGCATAACTAGACAGGCTGTAGGCCACCACTACTAGACTACTTAGCAGCGAGAATCTTGCGATTCTTCTTAGCATTGTGAGCATTCACGATAGTCTGGCCAAGCTCCTTCATCAGACTATCCTCATTCCACTTAACAGCCTCGCCCTTATTCATGGCGTTGTGGAACTGGATTCTCTTACGCTCCACGATGTTATCGAACTGCGCATCAATAGCAGTGATACCATCAAGGTTCGCGTATACTGCGTTCACGCTTGTAGCAGTAGAACCAATGCGAATGAAACGTCCCTCGCACTGCTCCTCTTTAGCAGGATTCCACTGACGCTCGTGCATGATACAATCGCAGCACGTCTGGAGATTCAAGCCCTCACCACCAGCCAGCTCACTAGCCACCATGATAACTTGTGGTAGAGCATTGAACTTCGTCTGTGCTTCATGCTTTGCAGCGTCATTCATACCCGCTACAAACTGCATGACAGGGAACTTATCGCCGTACTTCTCCTTCAACTCCGTGTAGAGAATATCCTGCACATCCTTGTGATGCGCGAACACTACCAGCTTGCGGCCAGTATTCTCTACGAACTCATCCACGTATTCCTTCGTGGTCTCAATCTTGGCCAGACCAGCGAGGTGACGCATCTTACTCATCTGAGCAAGTATGTGCATCCCACTAATCTCCTCTTTCTGGTCCTCAAACCACTGTACGAACTTCTCTACAGCCTCATCGTACATAGCCTCGTCCTGCTCACTCATGACGACGTTGAGCTTAGTACGATTGACTAGTGGCAGCTCAGGGAGTACCTCAGCACGTTCACGACGGATGCAGATATCCTTCGTGTACTCCTTGAAACGCTCGATATTCTTGATGCCACCCTCTTTAGAGTAGCCACCCTGAAATTCATAGCGTACCCACGTCTGCTTGAATCTCTCAGGCGAGGGAAACTTCATGGGCGCCATCATATTCAGAACTGGGAACAACTCACTACCACGATTGTTCCAAGGCGTACCAGACAGGGCAATCACTTTCCTGTCCTTAACTACCTTACGGACCATCTGAGTACGTGAGCTATCCACGTTCTTAATCTGCTGGCATTCATCCAACACTACGCACTTGATACCGATTCTATCAAACTCGGTGATATCAAAACCTGACGTAACAGTCTTACCAGACTTCAACGTGCGCGTCTTGCTCACCAGCATATCGTAGCTGACGATATAGTGTCGGATTCCCTTACCAGTGGCGGGGTTGTAGGCAGGCCACAACTTATCCTTCGACGTCTCAATTACCTGTGGAACATGCTCAGGTCCAAGCCAATTGACTAGGAATGCGCACGTCTGATACTTGAGAGCGGACTTAACCATCCACAGACATGGCTGGAGCAGTTCAGGGTGGAAGTATACGATACCACCAGCCTGAATAGTCTTACCCAGACCCATCTCATCGAATACTGCTGCGCCCTTGTTGGAGTACAGACCAGCTTCAAGGAACTCCATTCCCTCTAGCTGGAACTGATATGGACGCTTCCTGTTGCAGAGGACACAATTATTCTTGTCCCACTCATGCTTGCAATCAGGATTACCACCCATCTGGAATAGGTGGAAAGGTGTACCCTTTGGAACCATACGGACAACCATATGTCCGCATTCCAATGTGATGAGTTTGGTATCTGGCTTGTGCTCGTCAGGATTCTTGAGTAGAACCTCTTTGACAGAGACAGCCACCTTACCACACATAGGGCACTTGTCCTGAAGACGAGTCACCTTATAGCGTGGAGTACGGATTACCTGCTCATCGAATGTCACTTCAACATCAGCGCCACCACGAATGGCGTCAATAATCTCAGGTGACAGTGAGAGATTGGAGCATGGCTGCGTATTATCACAACCAACTTCACGCGCCTTATCAGCCCACACATAATCGTGTGCATGGCCCGGTCCCACTAGCGCGTGTGCAATCTCATGACGGATAGTATTGATAACATCCGGGTCAGGATGAATATCAATATGGTGAGCGGACAAGATAATGCACTTGTCCTTGTATGAGCATAGGCCGAGGAATCTAGAATCAGCATTCTGATTCAACCTCACAGCCCAATCCTGTAGACCATGCTTATTCAGCTCGTCTCTCAGGATTTGTGTAGCCTGTCGTCTATCCATGTCTCTGTCCTTGCGGAGTTCAGTAGACCAGTGAAACTACTCAGCAGCAGGAGGATTGAACGCAGAGGATAGCAGCTTACCAGCAGTGTCCACGTCCATGTTACGCAGTTCACACATGGACTTCAGTGTGGACATTGCAACATCATACTTGATAGCTGCAATCTTCAAATCCTGCATCTTGATAACTACCTTGGGCGCCTTGTTAGACTGTACAGACGGTGGAGTCTTACCCTTGATAGCCTTCTTAGTGACAGCAGGAGGCGCGTATGTGATGTTAAACTTGCTGTACTTCTCACGCTCCTCAGCACGCAGCTTGGAGATGAAATCTACAGTAGCCTTGCGCCATCCTTCTCGCTCATTCTCCTTAGCAATCTTCTGCTCATTGAGATTGAAGATTACATCAGTGAAACCAGCGATACGGTCCTTGACGAGGTTTACCAGAACCTCATTCTTCTTCTCAGCAGGAATATTCTCATCATGCTGAATAGCAGTGTACAGCTCACCGAATGACATGGTGGCTGCATTGAAGATATCAGCCTTGAGCTGAATAGCCTTATCCTGCTTGAATGAGGTTTCGATAACCTTATTCACAGTCTTGCTGGACTCAATAGCAGCCAGCTCAGCCTGATAGCACTTGATGCAGTATCCATCCTTGCTAGGCGGAATCTGAAACAAGTCCGTATCTGTAGCAGGACAGAAATCACATTCACCTACTGCGAATGGCTTCATTATGCCCTCTTTAGTTTAAATGTAGAGACTACCTTAGGAGTAGCCTGAACTGATTCAGCAGAGTGACGCGCGCATTCTCCGATACGCTCCATCGGATTTACGTCACTAGACGACGAGGTATTAGCAGGATACTTGCGTACCCGCTTTACCTTCCTGCATACTGTGCAATAGAATCGCTTCATCTCTCACGTCCTTGCGGATTGTCTCTCCATTGCAGAGAGAGCGTGGGTACTGTGTGTGACTATTATACCGTATAATAGTCTATGGGGCTTGCGCCAGTGATCATTTTGGCAGGTCTGGCGGAAGGTGTCAACCCCCAACATATTGTGGTTTTTGGCTTCTGAACGACTTTCGACCACAAGATGTTGGGGTGGGGCAAAACGCCCCAGTTGAATCCAATACTGGCGAGTTTTACCCAACTATTGGACTACTTACAGTCACAGTCTCCACCAGCATATATGTCACAGTCAGCCGCGTGTTCTTCTTCAGCTTCAGTTACTTCTACTTCATCTTCTTCAGTTACTTCCTGAATCTTACGCGCATTCATCCTGCGTATGTGCTCCTCGAAGTCAACTATCTCACTAGATGAGAGTCTGCCACTAGTGCAACCACAATTCGGCATATCACTATTCTTTCGCGCCTCATCTAGTGCTTCCTGAGTGGCTGTAAACTCCTCACCACATTCCCAGCATACTATTCTTCGTCCAATGATTGTAAACTCCAACCCCGTATGGATGAAGTAGGAACAGCCAGGCAACATACATTTCCAAGTCTTCTTCGAGAACAACATAACCCGATGCGCGTGCTTGGCCATGACTTACTCTCCAATATTTCCCTAAATAGTTTTCATCCTCCCGACCTAGGGATTGTGGAGAGGATGTGTCCGCGTGTGTGTCAGTGTATCATGGGTCATGAGGTAGGGTCAAGTGTAAAGTTTACACAGTTGAGGCGACGAAAAATTAATAGATTAAAAAAAAAAAAAATAAAAAAAAGAACTTCTTCTTATCAATTTTCCTATTGGATTCGACCTGTCCTCTAAATAGGTCAGTAGGGGTGGATATGGGAAGGAGACACGCACACACACACCCACACCCGAATTATTAATAGGGGTAGCAGGGAAGTCGCACAGTATAACTTGTCAAGCGTAGCGGAAATGTCGCACAGTGCGGAGGAGAAAAGTCGCACAGTTGCCGGGGGGAGATGCGGGCGAGAAAAAGGCCCGCTGTCCTAGCCGGGCCTGCTCTGGTACTAGCTGAGGTGATGCTGGCGGTCCCAGGAACTACGGCGAGCCTCGATAGCGCGCTCGTTGGATTCCTGACGACGCCGCTCCAGTCCGAGAACAGCTTGCTCCACGATACTGTCGAAGTCGTATACGCCCATGCTGCCGAGCGTGCGGAGTACCTTCTTGAGCTTCCGAAAATCCGTTGTGCTCATGGTGAGCACGAGAGCTGCGAGTGTGTGGGGTTTCATGGTGTAGTCCAGTGTGTGAGAGTGTGAGAGAGTAGGGGCGGATATTCAGTCCGCCCCCGAGGTACGTGCTAGGCATCCTCCCAATCGATGCCCGAGACCTGCGCGGCCATCTCACGAGCAGCCTCGACAGTGTAACGCTTGGACAGCATCAGCTTGTCGAAGATGTCCTTGAGAAGAATCTGGGAGTCATTCTCAGCAGTGGGCTTGATGACTCCACGGTTTGCCAGCTCGACGGCCAGAGCAGCGGCACGAGCCTTGCCCACCTTCTCGCCGTTGCGAACCTTGACCTGCTCGGCCAGCGTCAGCTCATCCTTCTCTGCGACCAGCTCCGCGCGTCCCTGCTCCGTCTCAGCGTACAGCTCTGCATCAAACTGATACGTGAAGGACTTCAGCGGCTTGCCGTCGGCATCCTTGTAGTAGCCGATGGGCTTGCCGTGTGCAGTGTTGCACGTGCTTGTCAGCGTCTTCTTTTCCATGTTGTCCTCAGTGTTCCACGTGGAACATGTTGCCGGGTGCCGCCGGTTCGGTTTGCTTCGGTTTGCCTCGTCTAGGTCTGAGCGGCTCGTGAGAGCGGGTGGACCATCGACTCACTGAGTATCTCATGAACGGCTTTTGTCGTCAACAAAATAATGCGTGCCACATACTTTTTTTAGGACCACAAGATATGGGACTATCGGAGGATACCCACTACCCATGGTGTATGTAAAAGTTACACCGTTCCTCAGGGCGGCCTCGTAGAAATAATGTGTGTCAGGCTTAGAAAAAGTAATAGGGGACCCAAAATTCTGTGAGAAAAAAATAAATTTTTCCTGAAGAGTGTAAGAATTACACACCTCCGCTAACTGAAGCAAACAAAGGACTTAGAGGGCTTGACTTCCCGGCTAGTCTGTGAGACACTGTGTACGGCCTTTACCGGCCCATCCCTTTACAATTTAATTATTTACTTTTCTGCTCAGTTATTATAGGAGTAGTGTATGCTCCTCGCTACGCTCGCATAAGGAACTCATCATGCCTATTGGAATCGTGTCAGACGCAGATCTGTTGAAAGAGATAGAGTCCTACAAAACTCCTACTCCATTAAAGGTGGTAGATCCTCCTAAAGTTCTAGAGGGAGAGATCATTGATGTACCCGCGCGTGGTAGAAAGAGTGGAGACAATAACGTACCTGATACGTTGAGACAGATCATTGGAGAAGATGCACTACTTAATGGACGTGAGTCCGCGTTGCAAATTGCAGCAGACTTTGGCATTTCTCCTTCATCTGTCAGCGCATACACAAAGGGTGCTACATCTACTTCCAGTTATGACGCACCCAAACCCTCCATCATTAACCACATCAACAAAGCTAGACAGCGAGCTATCGGTAAGGCGAGTAAGACCCTCAACGCAGCTCTATCTAGTATCACTCAAGAGAAGCTAGACTACACTGATCCTGATAAGTTGTCAGGTATCGCTAAGGATATGTCTGTCATTATCAAGAATCTTGAGAAGCAGATTGATCCTGGTGATGATAAGGGAGTTAAAACTCCACAGTTTGTAATCTTCGCTCCACAATTCCGTGATGAGCGATCGTTCGATATGATCACAGTTCAGGAGTAGAAATATGGAACCACAAGCGCGTCCAGTTCCAGCATTTCACAACGATCCATACAATCCTACTCTATTCAGTCCTAACTCCAAGTCTCTTGATGTATCAGGAGAACAGGAGAGGCTGATTAGGGAAGTGCATATGTTGGGATCGTCAGACACACGATTCGCTCAGAAGATGTCTGATGCAGTCCTTCATATCCTTCGTGCTGGATATGTTGAGACTCCATTCATTGAATCTATTTCTCCCACATCTCAGCCCGTCTCTACTCCACCATTCCAGTTATCGGTTACGGGAAGTGGATTCAATGAGACGAGTACAATCTACGTGAATGGTGAGCCTGTCACGACTAACCGCGTGTCAGATACTAATCTCACCACAGAAGTAGATCTCACTCTAGTAACTGAGCCAACTAGCTATGCAGTTCTAGTTCATCAGGATGGTGGAGTTCTCTCGAATAATGTAGCACTTGAAGTAACTGCTACTGAACTTCAGCAGAGAGAGAAGGAAGATCGAGAGAACAGACAGTTCGATAAGCTGAAGGAAGATAACGATAAGTTTGGTAAGCTAGAGGATCAGCGTAAGGATGTGCTGAAGAAGGAGTCTGATTTCTACGTACCAAAGAAGGATGACAAGTAATGCCTATCGAAGCTCTATCAATCGGTATGCCTTGGACATTGATAGCTAATCGTGTCTATGCACTCCCGCCAGTGAAGCTCACTATCTTCACTACTCATGGCACTCCTGCCTTTGAAGTATCTAATCACTCAGATTTTGCGCAGCCCGGTATGACGCCAGTTCTAACTAATGGACTGGCTACAGTAGCGGGTGGATTCATACGCACGGCCGCGTCTGATGTGACAGTTAAACTCGTTCGTGATTAGTTCAAGAGATTAACATGTATACACTTAAATCAGACCACGGTAAGTTCGCATCAGCGGAGGACGGTGGTAAAGAACAAGGTACTACCGATGGTAGACCGAATGGACTCATGACTGCTAATCGTGACTCTGCTGGAGGCTGGGAGACATTCACTATTGAGGAATCTGATGAACCTGGAATCTATGGAATCAAGTCTACTCATGGATTCTATGCGTGCTGTGAAGATGAAGGTAAAGCTGGTTACATAGCTTTCAATCGTCCCGGTATCACAGCATGGGAGAAATTCAGACTGTGGGTAAATGAAGATAAAGTTTCATTTGAATCTGTATGTAGACCAGGTTATTTCATTAAAGTATGGGGAGATGGTCGAGTTGAACTAGCTCAGCCTATGTGGGAAGGACAGCCAGCTAATGAACCGGGTGGCTATGAAACTTTCACTGCTGATCCTCCTATCTCTCTATTCAGTCCAATAGAATCTCTCATTAAAGGTCAACTGCGTGTTACCGAAGCAGGTTGGGCAGATGATTCTGGTCCAGTCCTTCCTATTGGGTTGCATGTGGGGGATCTGTTCTCCGTATTCGTACGTGACCCGGACAAAGCAGAGCATATAGTTGCGACTGCGCAGCAGGCCGGATATCCATTCATTCACTTCTGGATGAATCTTGGTACACTAGGTGACTATTGGTCTGGCCGTGAGTGTGGTCCTGGCTATACTTCTGACTTCTGGCCCAAACTTGGTCTACTTGGAGATATGCTAGACCAGTATGGTATGAAGGGTGGTTACAATCTTGGCGACTACAAGTTGTGGTCTGGCACGCATAAAGACTTTTTCAGACAGCTTGGACAACACTTACACGGGAGGCAAAATTGTACAGCCGCGTATGTGTTCGGTGGAAATGAAGCGTGGCAAACGGGTGCAGATAGTAAAGAGGAGATTTCCGACGCACTCAATTGCTTCAAGGAAGAATGCAACACGGTCCCAGTAACTACTACAGCTCCTCCATCAGAACATGCAGATGATATAGCTAATTGGTGTGCAGGAGACTTCTATGGAATCCATGGATATCGTGCAGGGGAGGATCATGATCGCATCCGGCATATCTTCAGTGTTGGATGGGAGGGTAATCCACCAGTTGAATACGGAGTTCAGGACGAGCCGACTGGACCCGGTGATGAGGTATCCGTTAAATCTTCCCATTGCTATGAAGGGCGGGATGTTGACAGTAATCATATCTGCGCCTTGGCCGTTCAATCTCTCCTCTGCAACCAAGGATACAACTATTTTTGCGGAGCTGGCGTAAAGTCTGATACTCCTATTGAATCCTATCCAGGTTTCTATGAAGTCGCAAGATCTAAGCAGATTGTACCGCCTGATATCATGGGATGGCCAAAGCCATTTCATTTTGGTAACTCTCAGCCCGACAGGGTATTTAGTCCGTGCGCGGAAGATACTCTTAGATTCGACCACAGAATCTCTCATGATGGCCGGATATTCGGTATCTTCTATGGGGATCAAGGACATACACGCGCCCGATGTGAGCGCGCATGTTATCTCCAGTTCAAAGGATTCGATGGATCTGTAAGTTCAGAGATGCAATTTGATCTAGGTCAAGAGATCTCATTTGATTTCCGTCGTTCCAGTGGCGGTCAACCAAACGGTTATACAGCACAAGTAGTTATCGGGAGGTTACGCTAATGGGAATCTGGGATACGATGCAGGGTGCTGCTACTGGAATGGGTAATGGTGGATCATTTGCTCAGAAACAGCAAATGAAAGCCAATCCCATGATGCAGGGTAGACCTGCTATGGGTGCTCCATTAGGTCAAACTCCACAGGTTAATGCATTTACTGCTAATAAGATGCAGAAGCCTAATAATAACATGGCCAATCCAATGGCCCAAATGCAGAAGGTTAATGCTAATGCTGGTCAGGCTGGATCACGCACGCAGATTCAGGCTAAACAGCAAGCTATGAAACAGCAGCAGCAGGCTCAGACTGGAATTGGTCCAACAGATCCAGTTCAGCAGCTTCAGCAGACTCTATCTGCTCAAAAGGGTCTACAGACTCCATATGATCAGCAGCAGCAGGCACAAGTACAGGCACAAACTCAGGCTGCTACCCAGCCATATCAGGAACCAGCAGTAGATTTAGGCTCACAAGATCCACGTGAACTAGCGCGTGTGGCTCAGCAGAATCAGACTCAGGGAATGTCTCAGTTGTATGGTTCTGCACCAGATATGCCTGGTCCTAATCCAATGGAACAGCAAATCATGGCTAGTAAGCCTAATGTACAAATGGGTGCTAGTCAGGCTGGTCCTGCTATTGGTGCAATGGGTCAGACTATGGGTCAGGAAATTCCTACAGGTGGGGGAATTGGTGGATCTGGTATTGATCAAGTTATGCAGCGTATGGGTCAGCCTGGTGGTATGCAGAGATCACAGGTTATGCCACGCCGTCGTTAATTAATCATGGAAGATACACCGCAGAAGAAAGTATTTAGTTCTAATGAGTGGCGCCCTAGTGCCAAACAGGAACTCTTTCTCTCATTACCTACTACAGTAAAAGAGGGATTCTATGGAGGTGGAGCAGGCTCCGGTAAATCAGACGTCCTACTATTGTATGGTATTGTCCATAGATGGCACGAGCACCCTAAGTTTAAACAAGTGTTCATGCGAAGAACCTATCCAGAACTGCGAAATGAGATCATTCCTAGATCCCGTGAACTTTATCGTAAATTTGGTGCAACTCTTAACAAAACTGAGATGTGTTGGACATTTCCACGTACAGATCAATACGGTGGGACTGGTGGTACTAACGAAGGAGCAATGATATTTCTCGGTCATTGCGAGAATGAAGATGACGTTCATCAGTACGACACCATGCAGATTTGTCTGTATACTCCTGATGAGCTTACCTCAATCACTGAATGGATTTACACTTACATTACTTTCCAAAGAAATAGATCCCCAATCGACTCAGGACTTCCATCTATTACTCGTGCTGCAGGTATGCCTGGGGGTATTGGTCACACTTGGACCTATAAACGATTCATTAAGCCCTATCCGAAAGGCGGAAAAATAATTGTTGGTAAGGGTGGAAATAAGAGGATCTACATCCACTCTACTCTGGAAGATAATCCGCATATTGACCCCACTTATAAACAGTCACTGCAAGGTATTACAATTGAGGCTGAAAGGAAGGCCAAGCTATTAGGTGACTGGGACGCATATCAGGGTCAAGTCTTCGATGAGTTTAGGGATCGTAAGTTTGAGGATGAGCCTGCAAATGCTCTCCATGTTATAGAACCGTTTGAAATTCCTCACTGGTGGCCGAAAATCTGTATCGGTGACTGGGGTTTTGCGGCTATGACATGGATTGGATGGGCTGCAATTAGTCCATCTAAGCGCATGTACATTTACAGAGAGCAAACATGGGTGAAAACTAAGATTGCGGAGTGGGCACCATATGTTAAACTCCACCTCGACAAAGAAAATCCTCGTCTTGTCAGGTTTTGCAAATCAGCTGGTCAGGATAGAGGTCAGGAACACACCATACAGGAGCAGATTGAATCAGAACTTGGAGTTTCCGTTGAGTTATCCAACAATACACCAGGTTCGCGTATTGCTGGAAAGCAACTTATACATGAATATCTCCGGTGGCAGCCAAAACTGATCAATACACAGGAAATTGGACTCTATAATGAAGAATATGCGATGTGGATTCATCGAAATAGAGGTCTAAAAGAGTATCACGCTTACATGAACTCATTTAATCCTGTTGAACCTGAAATAAATATCCCAAAATTACAGATTTTCGCCGGCGCATGTCCAGTTTTAGTCGAAGCTATCAAAGCATGTAGCTATGACAAACCAAAAGGTAATAAAGCAGCAGAAGATATCGCAGAATTCGATGGTGATGATCCCATTGATGGTCTGCGATACATGGTTGATGCTGCAGAATCGTTCTTTGAGGACGCTGACCAAGAATTTAAGAGGGTACAGGCCCAAGACGCGCTCATTCAGAAGCTCCACCAGTCACAAGATTGGACTGCATTCTACCGAAACATGGACAAAGTAGAATCAGATGAGACGATTAAGCCTGTTGGTCGTTATCGTCACTAATCTAGGCTGTGGATATGTACTTCCAAGAGTGCGTGTACCTCCAGTATGCTCAGATGGCTTACCAGTTAAGGTTCTGATAGATCCACGGTGTCCACCTGATGGAATTTGTGGATATACATGTGATCCGGACAGATGGATTATTCGAGATCCAATAGGAAAATCTAATGCTTTTCTGGTTCCAGTGGTATCGAAAATTAAGAGGTGGGTTGTGGCAGTATAATCCACAATGGGGATGGATTCGTTACAAAGAACCAAAACCAATGCCACCTGATGAGGATTACCGATAATGCTAAGAAAACTAATGTATAAGTGGTTCGGGCTATCTGAGGAACCATGTGAGACTTGTGAGGTTCTCCGCCTCCAGCTCGATGAGAGCAACAGAGAACGCCGAGAACTTTTACACAGGCTCCTGGAGAAAGATAGACCCGAACCACCCTCTAATAAGGAAGAAGAACAGGTTCCTATAACTCCACAATATACTCCATGGCGTGTAAGACAGCAGATGCTTGAACAAGAAGATCGTGTAAAAGCTAAATTAATGCGAGATAGGGCAGTAGAAATAGATAAATTGGAAAAGGAAGTGGGGATTAGCTAATGCCTCTTGGTCCCTCTTGGTCACTTCGTCCAATGGCTAGTCATAAGACAGAACCTCTTACCAAAAGTAAGACTAGAAGGGTTCCTGATGTGCCATTGTATGATGACATGGACCCAGATGATGAGAATGTGGAGCCACCTCCTGTAATTTCTCCAGAAGAAGCAGATAATCCACATCCAACTGATTTACCAGAAGGATTACTAGAGAAATTCATTAAATATGCTGCTAGTAAGGGTGGTAACTATATGGATGATGATAGGATCTATTTGGAACAATATCTTCATCCAGAAAAAGATATTATCCCTAAACAGCCACTAAGACCTACTAAGGGAGGGATGGGACCATCTGATGATATGGTCTATCGTCGTATTCCTGAGAAGCAAGTGGGAGATCAGCATTACCCGATGACAGATGGTTTGGGTAACTATACTAAATCTTACGGTGATAAGTACAATAGTGCGTATGATGTATGGGACTTTGACACTCCCGCTAATCTAACTGGGAGAGAAGGTATTGGGTTATTTAATACTGGACTTAACTGGTTATCTAAGAAGGTAATGCAGAATGTGGGAACTCCTTATAAGGTGTATGAACGCTATAATAAGGATCGAACTCCATTTACTAATGAAAATGAATTTGGTCCAATAGAAAATCCTGATAATACCGATTGGCATAATAATGTACCACTAGAGGACCATCAACTTCCTAAGTACGAGTATAAAGAACCTAATACTCCTGCATATGGAGTTATGAAGAATGATACTCCAGACTATGAATCATATCCTTGGAATATCCCCATAACTGACTTAGAAACCCTGCAAACGAAGAAAAGAGGATTTTAATGATTCAAATGATCATTATTCTTGTCGTCCTAGGATTCTGTCTCTATCTAGTCGAGACGTATGTTCCGATGAGTCCTCCATTTATTATGCTCATTAGGGCATTTGTAGTCCTATTTGGCCTACTGTATCTCCTTTCCATGTTCGGCATCATCCACACGCCTCTCGTATCGAGGTAGTCATGGGATTCTGGAATAAACTCGGCAAGATAGCTCTCCAGGCTGCTCCATATGTGGCTGCGCCCTTTACTGGTGGTGCGTCACTATTGGCTACTGGAGGTACACAGTATCTTGGTCAGAAGTGGGCTGAAGCTGATGCCAAGAAAGCCATTGCAAAAGGCCTCGCTCCTTCTAAGTTCGACAAGTATCTTGGCTTGGCTTCTGCTGGTGCTGGCCTCGCTAGTAGTTTCGCTCCAGTATCAAGTGCGTTAACTGGATTGAGTTCAGCAGGTAAGGCTGCTAATGCTGCTAAGGCGGCTAAAGCTGCTAGTACAGTAGGTAAGGTAGCTGGTTGGTCAGATAAGTTGGGTAAGATTGTCAAGGTTGGTAATGCTGCTGCGAGTGGCGCTGGCCTAGTTGGTGGTGCAATTCAGGTTGCTAGAGAGGGTAGTGACCCTGGTATCTCTAGTGATGAACTCTCTGTTACTGGTTATGGTTCCCCCTCTAGTGGATCTTCATCTCCTTCTGGTGGAGAAGCACAGCCACGTGGAGTTAGTAATTTCGCTAGTGCTCTAGCTGCTGGTAGAAATACTGCTCTCCGTAACCAGCCATTCCGTAAGGGATATGATGTAGTTAGTCCGGGAATTAATGAGGGTGATCCAGAAATTAGAACACCCATGCCACCTATCTATCCTCAGTATCGGGAAGATATTCGTACTGAACCTAACTCATTTCCTGAGCCTAGTGGATTTCAGCGTAATCTAGCTGGTGTACAGGCGCGTCGTCGAAATCCAGAGGTAAGACAGTAATGACAAATGATGAGTTGGATGACGAAACTAAAACTCTACTGAAGCATCTAATTGATCATTTCGATGATGAAGATAGAGGTGTGCGTGACCGTCAGATTCGTACATGGCGTAAGCTAAAGTTGATGTGGGAAAACGTCCAGCATACCTATTACTCTGAGGTAGCACATGACTGGAGAGTCCCTAATTCGCAGACTGATGAATCGGATCAGGATTTCTACGATAAACCAGTCAACGTATACCGCGCATATCTCGAAAGCATTATTGCAGCTCTATCTGTCACTGTTCCTCCTATTACTTGTTACCCTGATGATGCTGATAATCCGATAGACGTAATTACTGCTAAGACAGGAGATAAGATTGCTGCTCTTATCTTCAAGCATAACGATATTCCTCTATTCTGGCTCCATTCACTGTTCGTATTCGTTACCGAAGGAATGACCGCGTGTTATACATACGCGCATGAGGATGAGTCCTACGGTACAATCGAGCAGAAGAACTATGAAGATGTTGGCGTACTACAGGACGTTAAGATTTGCCCTCTATGTCAGCAGAATATGGCAGATCCTACTATTTCCAATGCTCAGGATGACAAATTTGCACCAGATGATGCAGACGCAGACCTCAACTACCTGTTAGATAGTGGAGTTGAAATCTGCCAGAATTGTGCTCAGCAGGTAATTCCAGACATTCAGCAGCAGACTATCACTATGACTCGCCTCGTGGGAGTCACTAAACAGCCCAAATCTCGGGTAAAGATGGAAGTTTATGGTGGTCTATTTGTCAAAGTGCCTGTCTGGGCGCGGAATCAGTCCGAATGCAACTACCTTATCTACTCTTACGAGACACATTATGCAAATGTACTCGAAAAGTATCCAGAACTCAGAGACAAGATCACTAAAGGTGGTGCTTCATATGACATGTACGAACAGTGGGGTCGCACTAGTCCACAGTATCGTGGTGAGCATCCAGTAAACAATGTTACGTGCAGAACTGCATGGATTCGCCCGTGCGCGTTCAATATTCTCACTAAAGAGGAGATGGAAGACCTGAAAAAGAAGTTTCCTGATGGTGTGAAGATTGAAATGGCGAATGATCTTGTTGCGGATGCTAGTAATGCAAATATGGATGACTCGTGGACTCTTACTTACAATCCACTGTCTGATTATATCCATTTTGATCCTATTGGTCTTCTTCTAACATCAGTTCAGGATATCACTAATGACCTAATATCACTCGTACTACAGACCGTAGAACATGGAATTCCACAAACCTTTGCCGATCCTAAGGTGTTGAACTTCCATGCGTATCGAAATTCTGAAGTCATTCCTGGTGGTATCTATCCTGCTACTCCTAAGTCTGGTAAGCCCCTACACGAAGGATTTTACGAGGTTAAGACAGCTACTCTTTCTCAAGAGGTTCTCCCGTTTGCTCAGAAAGTACAGGAAATCGGACAGATGGTAAGTGGTGCTCTCCCCTCTCTGTTCGGTGGACAGATGAGTGGTAGTAGAACTGCTTCTGAATACAGTATGAGCAGAGCACAGGCGTTGCAGCGTCTCCAAGGTACATGGAAGATGCTCCTCCTGTGGTGGAAGAACGTATTTGGTAAGGCAATTCCGCTTTACATCAAGGTAATGAAGGATGATGAAAGACAAGTTCAGAAGGATGAATTTGGTAACTTCGTCAATGTCTTCATCCGTATGTCTGAACTACATGGTAAAATTGGCTCAGTTGAACTTGAAGCGAATGAGAATCTCCCAATTACGTGGAATCAGCAGAAAGACGCCATCATGGAGCTATTCCAGCTGAATAACGAGGGAATTACCAATACTCTCGCTTCACCTGAGAATATTCCATACATTAAGAAGGCTATTGGACTGGATGACTATATTATTCCTGGTGAGGATGACAGAGTTAAGGAATTTGAAGAAATCCAGCTCCTAATCAACTCTGAGCCTATTGAAATGCCTCCTGATCCAATGATGGAGATGCAGGCAATGCAAATGGGGATGCCTCCGCCTCCTCCTGTTAGGTTGCCAAGTATCGAAGCTGATTTGGATGTAGATAATCACGCACTTGCAGCCGATATTGATAGGAGATGGCTAGTATCTGACGCCGGTAGACTATGCAAACTCGATAATCCAGCTGGATACGAGAATGTACTATTGCACATGAAGATGCATAAGGATATGGATCTTCAGAAGCAAATGATTGATATGCAGAAACAGATGATGGCACAGGGCGGTATGATGCCCCCAGTACAAACGGCACCTCAGGGTGCCCAACAGGGTCCACCAGCTCCTCAGCAGGGTGGTGCCCCACAGAGTACAGGTCAACCACTAGGAGTTGGCGAGAATGAACCTACGATTCAATAAATTTTTTGCTGCTGAAGATGGTGTTGGTACTTCTACTCCAGTAGATGATGATCTGTCTACTATTGAGCTTCTAAATGAGCCAGAAGAACCTGCTGAAACTCTAGATATTGAGGAAAAGCCTGAAGTTGAGGGAGAAGGTGAAACAGAAGAAGTAGATGAACTCAAGGAACTTGAAGAAGAACTCAAGCCACCTGCTGAGGAAGATTTACTTGAACTCACTACGCCAGTACGTCGTAAAGAGATACTTGCAAAGTATCCGACACTTTTCAAGGACTTCCCGTATCTCGAAAAGGCGTATTATCGCGAGCAGCAGTTCACTGAAACTTTTCCAACTATTGCTGATGCACGACTTGCGGCGGAAAAGGCTGATATTCTAGATAAAACTGAACGTCAGGTAATGAATGGGGACATTAGTTCAGTTCTCATCGCAGCAAAGCAGGAGAATAATGAGGCATTTAATAAGATTGCTGATAACTATCTGCCTACTCTTAGGAGGGTAGACCAGCAGGCTTATTATCATGTGCTTGGTAATGTCATCAAAGACACTATCATCACAATGGTTAAGGAGGGTCGCGCACTTGGAGATCAAGGCGCACCTCTACAGGCTGCGGCCAACGTATTGAACCAGTTTATATTTGGTTCACAGACCTTTTCCGCACCTCAGACGCTAGCTAAACAGGTAGATCCACGTGTTGCTCAACAGGAACAACAGTATCAGCAGTCACAGCGTCAGAGAATAATTAATACCTTCGAATCAGTTAAGGATGACCTCCAGACGCGCGCAGATAACGTGCTGACGTCTACGATTGATGGTCATATTGATCCGAATGGTACTATGTCTGATTATGTCAAGGGCCACGCCACTAAGGAAGCCCTAGACCAATTAGAAGGTCTTATCAATAAGGATACTAGATTCCGATCTCTGTTGGATAAGCTGTGGGAAAAGGCATTCCAGACAGGATTTGATAAAGAATCCACTGATAGGATTAAGTCTGCATATCTCTCCAAGGCAAAAACACTGTTGCCGACAGTAATTAAATCGGCGCGAAATAAAGCCTTGCAGGGAGTTTCTGGTAGTCCTGAAGTATCGGTTCCTAAGAAGAACCCAGTAGCTCATGGCAGATCCGCAGCCCCGTCTAGCGGAAAGATTCGTAAAGCCTCAGATATACCGCGTGGTATGTCTACACTTGATGTGCTGATGAAGGATTAGAGGTAAGCCAATGGCAGTTACCGAGTCTCAGGTAGCAGCAACCGAACTGGAAAAGGTTATTCCAAAGGTTCGTGTGTTGTTCGAGCGTGACGATAAGTTCTACGCGAATATCAAGAAGCGTGATGTGGAGAAGATCTCACATCGCCAGATGCGCGTACCACTTGAGTTGCGTCCGGGTGGTTCGTTCCAGTACTTCAATCCAGATGGTGGAGATCTGGGACGAGGTGGTGGGCCTACTTTCGACAAGGCTGTACTCAATTGTGTGTTCTTGTCAGAGAACATTGAGTACACCAAGTTGACTCAGTGGGCTACGGATGATGCGCGCAAGTCTATCATCAATGCTATCCGTCGTCTTACGGCTACAGCATTGGATGAAATGCGTCGTCAGCTGGATAGCCAGATGATGCAGGCTGGTGATGGCGTAATCGGTACGGTTACGACTGATACGCCTGCTGGTGGTAATAACGTATTGACGCTTACCACTGATGGATTTGGTGCGCGTCTGGTACGTTTTGGTCAGACGGTGCAGGTATATGATGCTGCACTTGCTGTGAACAAGGGTAGTGGCGTCGTGTCGATGCATGACACGGAGAACAAGGCCATTAACCTTACTCCACAGGTTGCAGGTGTAGTTCCGGGTGACAAGTTGGTCACTGCTGGACTGTCATCTCCTGCCTCACTTCCCGGATTGTATGGTGTTCCTTACCATCATTCCAACGCATCTACTGGTACGTGGCTTGGTTTCAGCCGTTCTGCTACGCCAGAGATTCGTGCTAATCGAGTCAATGCAGGTGGTAATGCATTGACACTTCCTCTCCCACGTTTGGCGATGAATAAGATCGGCAATCGTGTGGGTATGGAACACAGCTTCAATCCGCGTGCTTGGACACATCCTGCTCAGGCAGCCGCGTATGAAGAAATTGGTCAGTTGGTGAGCACTATCACCAAGACCAGTAAGGAAGAAAGTCTCAACATGTATTTTGGTGAGAACATGCAGCTTGCTGGTGCTGCTGTTACTACCTCATACAGCTGGGACAAGACTCGTATTGACTTCGTGGTAGACGAAGTGTGGGGTCGTGCGGAGATTCTTCCAATCGGCTTCTATACGACTGACGGACGGAAGATTTTCGAGATTCGTGGCGCATCTGGTGGTGTCGCTGCGGCTGAAATCTTCTACATGGTTGTGGGTATGCAGACTTACGTGAGTAATCCTGCTGCGTGCAGCTACATCGACAACCTTGCTGTCCCTGTGGGGTATTAATATCATGCCTCTACTTGAATCTGAGTGGCATCAGCTTGACACTGTACAGGGTCCATCTGCACCTCGTGCAGCTACTCTGGCATCAGCTGCAACGATTGCACCTACTACGTTCCTGACGATTCTGACAGGAGCTACAGCAGTAGCTACGATTACACCTCCCTTGTCACAGGGACATATGTTGGCACTCCAGTTTGCTGGTACTGCTGGTGTGTTGGCTACTGGTAACATCCTCACCGCTAAGGCATCTGTTGCCGGAATGGTGATGTTGTTGGTTTACAATCCGAACTCGAACAAGTACGTTCCAGTCGGATAACCTGTAGGTGGATGCTAGCTCTGGGTACTTGCGTGTCACATTCATACTCCCTCACGCAAGTTGGTAGCATCCACCTACCCTCAGTACGAGGAGGTTAAAATGTTTCAGGGAACAACGACCAAGCTGAGTGAATCTAAGCAGGCCGCAACTGCTACGATTAGTGTCAAGACAGACATCGTAGTAGTTACTGGTACTGGTCCCATTAACAAGATCATTCCCAACTTTGGGGGTGGTAATTTTAGTGGGTTCGTTATTCTAGTTCCATTGACCGCAGGACTGGTACTGGGAACTAGTGATAACATTCTTACGGGTATTACGACTAGTAATGCCGTACTTCTCGTGTACGTCAAGTCTCTCACTAAGTGGGTAATTCTCGGAGCATTGTAAGATGGAATCTATTGAGGTTCTCAATCAACGTCTCATTGACCATTTTGGTCTTGATACATCGACAAATCAGCCGATTTTCAGGATCGTGTGGGCTAATGATCAGGTTGAGAAGCGAATGATGGATACTCTCGACAGCGGGATTCAGCTATTACATCCCGTTGTTCGAGAGGTTCGCAAGTATAACTACTTGAAAGATGTATGGGTAATGGAAAGGCTCGTAATTGTACCTGATTTCCAGCAGAAGGAACTTGCTGATGTGAAGCTAAGTTATGAGCCTTTGTGGGTATTCGTAGATTCAACAGGCAATCCTTTGCCACCTATCTGGGATGCTGCCAAAGTCGTAGTTGATACGTTGTATGCGGCTTTAGGTAAGAGACCTCTGGTTCTCTCAGATCCCGATCTCGTACCAGAAAAGAAGGAAGAACGAATCATTGCATTACAGAAGGAATTATTCGGGAATGAGACTGATGTGAGTGATGCCCTGACGTATAAAGAGGGTGTTGTGGTTCCAACTAATTACGAGAAGGATAAGTAATGACACAAGTAGGAGAGTTTCCCGGACTTCAGCAGACTAATCGACGCGCTATTCGTGCGCCAATTAATCCCCTTGATAAGTCGACTGTTGTATCTATTCTCCCAAAGCAGCTTTATGAGAAAAAGATCACAATTCAGCCCGGTACTTTTGAACTTGGACCTGGTAGCTTTGATAAGCCTAGCGTTCTGGTTGTTGGTCCTAGTTCTTGGTGGCGAGAGATAGACGAGAATCAGCCACTACTGGAGATTCCTCTCTCTAGCATCCAGATTGCTGACAGTATCGTGCGAGATTACTGCAATGGGCTCCTTGGATGTAATATGTCCGATTTGATGCCCGGTCTGTTCTATCTACCCGGTGAATATACGGGTGAGAGGGTAAAGAAAGAACAGGCTCTACTTTTAAATAAGGCTAATGAGAATCAGAGACGCTGGTATCTTGAATTGGTACGTATTGCAGACATTCTGTGGTCACGAACCAATGGAAATCCTCTCTCTATCTCAAATGATGCGCGTCTGGCCTGTCGTGAACTGAATATTCACAATAAACCATGGTTGGGTGACTTGCAGACTGCCGAATTGGTCCGTTGTATCGCGTGTGGATCACTACGTAACAGCAATTTCCCAATCTGCCAGACATGCAAGGCAATTGCAGATCCAGCTAAGGCTAAGGAACTAGGTCTAACCTTCGTTCAGTGAGGTAAAGATGCCAAATATCGCAGCAATTGATGGTGTTACAGGACCGGGTAGACGAACAGTAATGATCCAAGGAGAGATCCAGGAGATTACATTCAGATTCGGTAAGAAGGTGATTGACGTTACCAATAAGGACGGTAGCATGGGCTCATATGACTTGGCCCAAGTTACTAGTATTCAGGTAACGAGTGATGGTAAGGATTTTACCCTTGCTGTTACATCCAAGGAGGAGAATGCAGATGACAGACCAGTCCCCAAGCCCCAAGACAGTGAATCCGAACCCGTCAAAGAATCTACCGGAACCAGAAGCACTCCCGTCCGCAAATAAGATTCCGGGTGAGCCTAACCCAAAAGAGTCTTCCTCACATCCACAGAAAACTGTGGAAGAAAAGCAGGCGGAGATTGAGGAAGAACATCGGAGAGATGCTAAGCAGAAGGTAGAGGACGTACATAATGATCTTATGAAGGCTAAAACGCCTGAAGATCATCGTCGCCTCGAACTGTTGAAGGAAATTGGTGAGTGTCTGAAGAACTATGGGGATGAATCAAACATTCCCATTTCTTCTAATTACTGGGATCTCACTAATCAGTATCGAACAATCGGTAAGTAGGCCGGCTAAAGGGAGAGTCTAAATGGCTCTCCTATTTTTTAACAGGAGTAGTCATGTCCGCTGCCTATATCACTGCTAGAGAAGTAATGGATCGCAGTGCTGTGCTCCTGAATGATCCATCTATGACTGATTATAACTATGTTGTTTTGACTCCCTTTCTCAGAATGGCAGTTGATGAGATGGTGGAGTCCATGATAGATAGCCAGAGTGCTCCCACACTCATGGGATCTTTCACTGTTGATCTCCCTCCAGGCACTAATGCAATTTACCCCTCTGAAAGTGTGCAGAGTGTAACATATCCAACCCAACTAGTAGAAATTCAGGAATTGAGGGTAAAGAGGGCTGGAACTACTGATGATCATATACCCATGAAAAGGCGCGAGTTTATGCCTAGTAGTAGTACAGCATTGAATGGACTATTTACAGAATGGTCATGGGAAGTTCAGACTATTATTCTTCATCGAGCTGGTTCAGCTGTTCATCAGGAAGTTCAGATTTATGGTCTGATAGATGTCAGTGGACCTATCACTAGTCCAGATACAATTATTGCTGGTTCTAAGTCACGTTCTTTTCTGTCCTATAAGACTGCTGCATACGCGGCTATGTTCATTGGAGAGAATTCAGAACGAGCTGCTGCATTGGATGAAAAAGCAGAAGAAGCAATGGATAGGATTGACAGCATCAACAATAAGAGTAGACAGCAAATCATGACTCGGCATCGTCCCTTTAGGGCTGCTTGGAAGGCGCGTGGAGGGTTCTAATGGGGACAGTACGAGAGCATTATCCAGTTATTATTGAAGAAATAAATGGACTGTGGGCTAGAGGTGATGCGGAGTCATGTCCATTAGATCATCTCCTTATAGCAGATAATATTCAATTTTTTCATTCAGGAATTGAAACTCGTACTGCTGTCGAACCATATGTACGAACTCCTCTTGCCTTTAATCTGAGTGATACAAAACGTATTTATACTTATACTACTCAGACTGGTCAGACTCTCCTTGTTCTGACAGAGGGTGGACTACTTTATCATGTAGTTACTCCAACTGAAGTATATAATATTCTAAACATTGCCGGAATGGAAGACTTTGGCTTCATAGCTATTGCTGGTAGAGCCTATATTACTCCTTTCCATACTCTCACAAATACGTCAGGTCGAACATATTCACTTGGGCTGCCAAATGAATGTGTCTACGTGTACTATCGTGATCCAGCTACACCAGTTGGAACTCCTGTATTTGCACGACCCGCTGCTGGAGCTGCTCCTAGTAATGGTAGTAAGAAGCCAATTATTGCTTATAACAATAATATTGACGGTAAGGTCACTAAAGGGTATCACGTTATTGCAGTAGCTTTTAATGATGGCATTGTAGAAATGTCACTTAGAGTTGCAGTTGATGCTCCGGGTGATAAAACTATTAAACTAACTAATATTCCAATTGGTCCCGCAGGTACGACTAGCAGGACAATTGTAATGACTAAGGCAGGTATTCCATATGCACCTGGAGTAGTCAATGTAGTGTATAAAGTTGCAAGTATTGCTGATAACACTACTACAACTTTTGTAATTGACATTGCTGATGCAGATATGACTACAGCATATGTACCTGGAGCAACTCCGGGTCCAGTGCTTGATGCAATGTTTGTTTTCAATCCAATAGATAGTGGATTCTGTGATACCGGATTTCATCTATTTGGTGTAGTATATGAGACAACTACAGGCTATTTGACTGCTCCTGGACCTGAATTCTATACAGGACAGACACTAGTAGATTCAACCAAGACAGTTAGAATTATTAATATCCCTATAGCACCTGCTAATGTAGGTCCACCTGTATCACCTAGCTATGTAATAAAGCGACATATTGTTGCTACTAAAGAAATTATTGATTATAGTGGAGATCAGAAAGGCTATCAGTTCTTCTTTGTTCCTAAGGGTACACTGGAGAATAATACTGCCACTACAATTGATGTTAATTTCTATGACTCAGATTTGGTAGCTGATGCTTCACATTTAACAGATAATTTCAGTAGAATTCCAGCGGGTGTGAATTTCTGTGAGTACCATGCGCGCTTGGTTATGGTAGGTGATGCCTCCTATCCTAAGGATACGGCTGGTAATCCTGATACAAAGAAGCCAGATAACAGGTCAGTAGCATGGGTATCAGCACCAGGAGAACCCGAAGCAATTAATCAGATTGATGGTCTGATTATTACACCTCTTGATGGAAATCCTCTTACTAACTGTCAGGATTTCCGTGACAACTTGTATCTATTCAAGTCTACTCGCACATACGCAGTTTCGGATAATCAGGATGAGCCTACCACATGGGGACCAATTGAAGTACTGGACCAGGGTATTGGCGCATCTGTACATGGAGTCGCTGAAGTACTCGATTCCGGTGGCGTAAACGTAGACTATCTAATCATTACTGATTGGTCAGGTCTGATGCTGTTTAATGGTACATATGCACGTCCAGAATTGAGCTGGAAGATTGAGGATATCTGGGTTAAATGGGATAGAAATAAGTTCCATAATATTCAACTTGTTAATGATTCGATTAATAAGAAGATTTGGATTGTTGATCCTCATGTTCCAACTAGGTACTTATGGCTAGTTGATTATGGAAATGGATTAAGTCCAAAGGATGTTAGATGGGCCAGATGGATATTTGTTGCAAAGATTACTTCCGTTACCCTTCATGACGTGGACCATCTAATGATCGGTACTACTAAGAAGGGGGATGTTTAATCATGGCAATTGGATTCAAACCACCCAATACTGTACAAGCAGGAGCAATTGAAATTATTCCTGTTTCCAATAGTTCAGCTAACTGGAAGTATAATCAGTATACCTCATGGTATGAGTTTGGAGATGTGTATCCTCCTCCTGCTGGTGGTGGACCTCCACCTGAATATTTTGAACTGTGGTATAAATTTAAGCCGGGAACTTCCTTCACTCCTCGAAGTACACCAACTATATTCTCAGTAGTTGTTAAGAATATCGGAACAGTTACATTCCATCCTGATTATAACTTTGCTTCTGTTGTAACAATATATAATGCTAGTAATAGTGTAATAGTAACAGGTAAAGTTGTTCAGTTTAATACAGGCATAAATGGGAATGATTGGTATTATATTAAGGTAGTTACGCCTCCCCATACAGATATTGCACAATGCAGTATAACTATTGAATTTACCGAACTACCTATATATCCGATTAAAATCGGAGCTATTCTAGTTCAAGATAATGTTTTGGATGCTCCTATTGTAGCGTTGCCTACTGATGGTAACGCTGCTAATCAGTTATATACACCTAAAACTATGCTCATAGCTGAGCCTAATCATTCACTTGGAGGCACTGCTGCTGGAGATATTCTTATTACTGGAGAGACCTGTATTGCAGATGTTAGAGCTGGTGGTGTCACTATACGTGATAAGAACTATGTTTACATGAGTTCTCCTGCTATTGGTAATCAGATTTATTACATTAAAGCTAATGCAAATAGACAGAATTTCTGGGTCTCTTATGTAAATGCTCCGTATAACATATGCAGAGCAATTGAAAAAGATGGTTCACTAGGAATTCCATATTTCTTTGCTGATCCTGTAATACATATGTGTGCATTTGACCACCGTTGGTTGTTCTATCATACGGTTGGTAATAATGCAATCAAGATGCATGATCTGGTAAACAATGTAGTTATGCCAGATTTGGTGCCTACTCCTTCTCCATATATTGGAGAGATTCTAGATATTCTATGTACAAATAGAGGTACTGTAATTGTTAATTACTCTAGACCTGTAGGGTCAGAAACATATCAGCACACAATAAGAGAATATCATATTCCTGCTGGTTTTAAAGTCTCTGAATGGAACTTTGGTTCTAATTTTTATGGTGGTCGTATTAACTATGGGGAAGACTTTAATCATATCTATGTTTGGACACATCAAACTTCATTTAATATACCAGGTCCTAACAGTATCTCTTTCTTCTCCAAAATTCGAATTACAGATGGAATCATTCTCTATACTAGAGGATTTCAGCATTTCAAGAATAGTGCATTAATACATGATAAAATACTGTATGCTAATAATAGTATCGCTGTTACGATTCCACAGAGATTTGGTTCAGCAGGTGGATCTTCTGATTTGAATTTCTGGGTTAGTCCAATTCAGGTTAATGGTGGAACTGGTCTATTACCTCCACCTTGGGGACTTATACCTCCAGATGAACAGTTTCCACCGTATACACCCGAGCCACCATTTATTTTTCCACCTATCGGTCCACCAGTTCTTCCTATTCCATCAAGTGAAGTTGGAGGAGGAATTATAAGAATAGATCCAGATAACATCGTTAGACATGATGTTTATTATGGTATAGATAACACACTTCGAAATCAGGCAATCCCTGCAATCATTCGTACAGCCTTTATAGGTGATTAGACATGGCTAGAGGAGCTATTACAAGCGAAGGATCAAGCGGGGAGAACATCCATCACTTCTCTACTATTAGACTACGTGCAACTGGTCAGGGTAAGCTAAGTATGGTAGTTCATTCAATGGATCTTGTGAGATCCAAACAACTAGCGATGATGCAATTGGAAGGCAAAACTCGAATCCAACCTAATAGAATTGTAAATTTCGTTGAACAGCGTGCATGTTTTGAATTCCAGCTTACTGATATAGATGAGTACTTTAGAATCAATAGAATTATCGTATTCATGAAGGAAATTTACACGTCTCATCCGGGTGCATAATGGCCTACCAGAAACCCAAAGTACAGCCTACATTTGCTGACTTGAAGGGAATTCTGTCTCAGACTCAGCTTGATAACACTAGTTATCAGTTGATGCAAACTCTGATTGAGCGGTTGGGACAATTTCAGATTAGTTTAAATGAGGAAATAGCTCTAAAGGGTACAGGTAGTAACGGAGCTAAAGGTGATAAGGGAGATAAAGGTGATCCCGGTACTGGTGTAGTTATTAAGGGTAGTGTACCAGATTCAGGTAGTCTACCACCTACTGGTAATCAGCCCGGAGATGGATGGATTACTGCTGATGATGGTCATCTCTGGGTATGGGATGGTACAGCATGGGTTGATGCGGGCTTAATTCAGGGGCCTCCTGGAGCTACAGGCCCACAAGGTCCACCCGGACCTACTGGACCAGCATCTACAGTACCCGGTCCACAAGGTCCTAAAGGTGATACTGGAGCAACTGGTGCAACTGGTGCTCAGGGACCTATAGGTAATACTGGTGCAACAGGTCCAGCAGGTCCCACAGGAGCTACGGGAGCACAAGGACCAGCAGGTGCTACTGGACCACAGGGACCGCAAGGTATTAAAGGTGATCCCGGTAGAACAGGTGAGCAGTGGTTTAGTGGAACAACTGCAAATCCACCACCTGATATAGGTCAGATAACTGGAGATTGGTATCTTCAGACTACTACTGGTGATGTCTACGAATGTACTAATAATGTTACTAATACATGGGTACTTAGAGCTAATATCAAGGGTCCGAAAGGTGATCAGGGTATTCAGGGTGCAACTGGTCCGACAGGTGCTACTGGATCTACTGGTGCTACAGGTAGTCAAGGTCCACAGGGTGTAAAGGGAGACAAAGGAGATATAGGTCCACAGGGTGTACAAGGACCTCAGGGTGTTAAAGGTGATACAGGTGCTACGGGATCAACAGGTCCACAAGGACCTATTGGACCATCGCCTACACTACTTAATAAATTCATTACAACGGATGTAGATGCTGGATTACCTAATTCATGGCAGTTAACTGCGGGTAGTGGCATTCTTATTAACTTTCTTACTTCTCCTAATAGGGCACAAATTAGTGCAACTGGAGCAGGAGCAGCACATCAGACTACTCATCAGCCTGGTGGAACTGATACTCTACTGAATAATGCTTGGTTAGATACAGCTAATATATTTACTAAATCCCAAACTATATCTGGATCACAAGCATCTCTTGATCTTTTTAATACTGGTGCATTATCAAATTCAAAGCGATTTAGAGCACTTAGTTCTAGTGATGGACAAATAGTTTTCATGATGATGAATGATGTTGGAGATACTGCCAATACAACACCTTTAGTCTTATTTCGTGATGGTTCCGCTACTGTACAGAAAAAACTTACCATAGTTGGAACTGGTCAAAATGCTAACCAATTAGAAGTAAGAGGAAATGGACAGCCTGCTACTATATTTAATGATACCAGTCAAGCTGTTAATGAAAGAAAAGCCCGCGTAGTATATACCGGAAAAGCTATTAGATTTGATTACGTAACTGATGATGAAACTGCAAATGTTGGAGCACCAGTAACGATTGATCGTAATGGTTCTATTGCAACTGGTGGTAATATTAGTGGTAGTAATGTTAGTATTGCTGGTAATCTTTCAGTAGTTGCTATTGCTAATAGTACCGGACTAGCACATGGTAGTTATCAACCTACTACTAATAATCTTTATAATTTATCTGTTGTTGCATTCTATCCCTTATGGTATATGAGAGTAGGTAATTGTGTTACAGTATGGGGACAAGGTACTATTCAAGCAGTAGGTCTTGGACCCTCTAGTTTTCACTTTACTCTACCATTTCCATCTAATACTCCTTCAGGTACTCTCGTAGCAGGACATCTTGGAACTAGTACAGGTTATGAAACTGGTACTATTATAGAGAGCACCCAATATGCTCAAGTTATTGGAGTCTATAAAGCAGCATATAATGCTGGTCCGCAAGCACTGTTTGTTCACTTCAGTTATCGCATAGCCTAAGGAGATAACATGCCCGTGGAAGTCTCAGTTAAGCAGATGGCTCTTACTCGTGATACTGGACCTGGCGGGTTCATGGAACGTGTTGTGGCTATGCTCGCTATGGTAGCTGGTACTATCCTTAGTGAGGCTGGTAGTGAACCATATCACCAGTCTAGAGCAGGATATGCCCAGCGAGTAGTACAAAGTCCTCAGCAAGCTGCTGTTCAGGGTGGCCCTCAAATTGTCATGGGTGTGAATATCGTCAACACTACCACCTATGATGAGGTAGAGAAGAAAGCTACCTGTACAGCTACTGATCTTGATCTTCAGTCACAGATTACAACTCTGTGGAATGCCCTCGCTGGTATTGACACTCCGAGCTAACTATGATACGAGCCTTTCAACCTTCAGACTACGAGAAGCTGAAGGAACTACATGAAAAACACTTCAAATATGAGTTCCTTCTACCTGATTTCATGCAGTTTATTTGTGCATTCGTAGTAGAAGATGAGCAAGGTGTCGTAACTTTCGGTGGTGTACGTGATATCGCTGAGTGTATCGCAATCACGGACATGGATAGGACACCTCAGGATAGAATTAAGGGACTCTATCAACTACTTGACGCCTCTACTTTCGTTTGTAAGAAATCAGACTATGACCAGATGTTTGTCTGGAGTCAGAACGATAAGTACAGCAGGCGATTGATACGTAATGGATTTAGATTGCCACGAGGAAAGTCACTCATTCTAGACTTGTGAGGCGCGCATGGGTGGGAACAAGAATAAAACCAAGGAAGCATCTGGTAGCGACCCTCGTGGAACTAACCAGAATCAGATTAATCAGCAGGTAGAAGCCTATCAGAGTCAGCAGCGACCACTGGCTGAGGAGATGGGGTATAACTACGCACGTGGAGCTGAGGCTAACTACGGCGATTATACTGACATCATGAATCAGTATCGTGGTATAGCCTCTGGTGCAGGTGGAGCA